TGTAGTGGACGTTTCCGAGCATGGCCGGCTGTCGCAGCGGGGTGTGGCCAACCACTAAGGCGCGCAGGCCTTCGACGCCGCATGTCTCGCCATCCTGAATTCGGCTACGCGACCACATGCAGCTGTTCTGCACCAGCTTCAGCCGCTTTTTGCTCGCGGGCGACTCCAGCTCAGCGCGCAGTTGATCCCATGAAGGGAAAGGGCAATCGGCGTGAACGATCCCGACCCATCCGCCAGGCGTCTCGACTTCAATGGCGATCGGCAGCTCGGCGAACTGGACTGCAAACTCCCGCTGCTCGTCCCAGGCCAGGCCGGCGAACCATGAGCCGCCGTTGTACACCCAGTTTTCCGCATCGCAAGTATCGAAACGCACCACGTAATCGTCATGGTTGCCGCGCACCGGGTGGAACCATGGCTTGTCCAGCCAGGCGAGCACGTCGCGGCACTCCGGCCCGCGGTCAACCAGATCGCCGACACTGAACAGGCGATCCGCCGATGGATCGAATCCGGCAGCGTCAAGCGCGGCCTGTAGCCTGGTGAAGTGCCCGTGAATGTCGCCGACCGCGAAATCCCGGCCAGCCGTGTTTGCAGCGAAGCGCTTCACGCGCGACACCTCGATAGTTTCGAGCATGCGGATTCCTCGCCCGCCGCTCACCGGCAGGCTGGTGGGTGGATTGTTGAAATCAGATGAGGGGTGTTAGTCAGGCAGGGCGGGTGAACTAAGGTTTATTGGTTCGCCTCGCCAGTTGCACACACGCTTTCTCCCCAGAAGGTAGCTGGCGGGGTGAATGGTTGTTATTCGTCTGGGGTTTCAGGTTTTTTTTTGCTTTTGACTTTGATCCTACTTAGAGTTTTCAACTGATCATCCGTATAAGGGAAGGTGGGCCCTGAGTGTTTGAGCATCTCTGTGGCTATTTCACGTATCCTTTCAGATGGAAGTTGTATTATATTTTTCCATGTTTTGAGAGTGTCAATATTTTTCAGGTGTTCATTCAGGGATGTGGTTGCGGATTGAGAATTCGATTGGATCATTTCTCCAACCCAGGCGGAAGACTTTGTAATTGCTTCTTGATTTGAGTTTTCTTTCAGTTGTTGAATGTCGCTTTGAAGCTTTTTAATGGTTTCTTGGTATTCTTTACCTACGCCTTTAGCATCTGCTAGCTCAGTTACCAAGTTATCAATTTTTATTAATGTTTCGTCTCGCTCTTTTGTGAGATTTTCCGTCTGTATATCGTTTAACGTGAATGCAACAGATAGTTCTTTTACGAAAGTCCCCATCTCATCTGCACTTCCTGCCATTCGATTGAATATAGTCAAGAAGTAATTCACTAGCGGGTTGTCAGAGAAGTTGGGGTATCTGATTTTATGGTCGATTTCGCTCCAGCCTTCTTCAAATATCGTTCGAACTTGCACTTCTGCGAGGCATAGGCGAATGGTTGGTAATGTTTTCAAAACATAATGAATTGATCGGTATCCTTCTGGGTGTGGCTTTTCTTCAAATAGCTCTTTTTTAAAGTCTTGGGGTAATGTGTCACCCTCTCGAATGTAATGGATGGGTGTTTCATTCAGTTCCCATTCTTCTCTGATGGATTTATCTATAATTTCATAGTCGTGTTTGAAAAGATGAAGAATTCGTACGCCGATTAAGTCGGCTACAATTGTGTGGTAGTTTTCCGGTGAAATGGATTTGTATTTTTCTGACTGATCTGCTTTTTTTCGAATTATTTTTGCAAGAAGATTATCTGTATCTTTAATTCTCCATCGAACCGAATGAACTCCAGGAATCGACTGGAATGCACTTGCAAAATAACTGGCCTTAGCTCTCAGCGATTCCGATCGAGCGTCGTGATCCTCTCCAATTTCCTTAAGCATTTCCCAGTCCGCTTGGGAATCGTCCCACATCTTCTGACTAATGTTTTGAGATTTCAGGAAGTTTTCAAGTGAGTGTTCCATGGGTAGATTGCTTCCGTCTAGTGTCAACAAATGCTCATGATGTTCGTTAAGCAGCAATTGAGTCAATCGCAGTCCGATTCCATGGATCATTTGCTCTGGCCAGCGCCGCCATAAGCGGAGGGCTGACGCTGTTGCCGCACATGTGCACCTGCTGAGTCTTGGTGAACGGCTTGCCGTCGGCGCCGTGGCTGATGATGTAGTCGGTGGGGAAGCCCTGGGCCTTGTACAGCTCGGTCGGTTGGAGCATTCGCAGGCAGATGTCGACGATCACGTACGGCGTGCCCTTGATTGTGACGGTGACCAGGCCGAGCCGGTCCTTGGTGGTGATCGTTGGTGCCGGCGCGTCGGCAGCGCTCATGTTCTCCAGGAATGCCGCGACCCGCAGCGCGCCGGCTTCAACCTCTGGCGAGAGCTGAAGCTCGACCAGCGAACTCTTGCCCCCACCGCCGGCAGTAATGGTTGGTGCCGGTTCGTTCACGGCCTGGCCGACGCTGGCGCCGAACTGGCGCTCCATGAAGGCGGTGACCAGACCGTGGTGGGTGCCACCGGCGCTGATGGTGTGCAGCGGGTCGGCGGCGTCCCGCGCATCGCAATTGCCGCGCAAGTGCACCAGGTTGGCGGTCACCAGCTGCTGCTGGCTGCCGGTGTTGGTCACCGTTGTCATCGGGTCTTCGATGCTCTTGGCGTCGGTGGTGTTGAAACCGCCATTCATCTGGGCCATGAACACCGTAGAGATGCCCATGGCGTGGGCGGCGCCGGCTGGGCGCTGATAGTTACCCCCGCTGGTGATGGTCGGCAACGGCTCGTCGAGCGCCTTGCCCTCGTCCGAAAACCGGAATTTCACCAGGTGCGCAGATGCGAGAGCATGCTTCACGCCACCGGCAACCACCGTACCGAGCGGCTGATCCAGCCCCGGCACCCGTGGTTCTTGTCCGGTGCGCTCGCCGTAACCGGTTTGAATCAGGGTTGGACTTATGAGCGTCAGCTCGCCGCGATTGGCACAGGTCACCGTCGGCAGGGGTGCATGTGGATCGTTGACGAGGTCACTGCCCTGGTGCGTGGCCGGCGCGATAATAGGGCTGGCCATGGCGAACGAACCGCCGCGCGGCCAGGAGGTCACCGTGCGCAGCGGGTCATGCGCTGACTGCACACTTTCTCCGGACCAGTTCGCGATCGGCACAATGAACGGGTCAGCGGCATCGATGACGAACTTCTTCATGCCCTTGGCAATCCGGCGCAGGGTGGCCGGTGCCAGCGGCTTCGGCCGGTCGAAGATGCTCTTGCTTGGGATCGTCCAGTCGATGCACTCGGCCGCGGTGCGCCACTTCTTCTGACCCTTGACTGGGTGCTTAGCGTGGGTCGGCTCTGGCCACACGATCGGCTGGCCGTCGCAGCGGGCGATCATGAACAGGCGTTCCCGGCTGGTCGGTGCGCCAAAGTCGCATGCTTTCAACACCCGCCACTCTACGTCGTAACCCAGGTGCTGCAGCTCAGCAACAAACACAGCCCAAGTCTGCCCGCGGCGCTTTGGGTCGGGCACCAGGAACTGCTGGTGGACCGGAACCACCTCGCCCGGCTCAGCCACGCCACCACCCAGCTTCACCACCCGGCCGGTCGACTTGTCACGCTTGGCGATCAGCGGGCCCCACTGAAGGATCTGCTTCACATTCTCCAGACTGATGACGCGGGGCTTCTTTTTGCCAGCCCACTTCAAGCCGATCCAGGACAGGTTGCGAATCTCGCGCTTGCGCGGCTGGCCGCCGGCGGCCTGGCTGTGGTGTGTGCAGTCCGGCGACATGTGGAACCAGCCCACGGCTTTGCCGCCGCACTCCGTGTCCGGATCACCGTCGAACACGTCGGTGGTGTAATGCAAGGCGCCTGGGTGGTTGACGGTGTGCATGCTGATTGCTTGGGGACTGTGGTTCTTCGCAACATTCACCGCCCGGCCCAGGCCCATTTCCAACCCGGTACCGGCACCGCCGCCACCGCAGAAGAAATCGACAACGATCTCATCGTCCTGAGTGCTGAAGCCAAGTCCATATTGGGTTTTGAAATCGAAGGGGTGTTTCTTCTGATGTGCGGACATAGAGGATCCTCGCCGGCTGGCGTGATTCGTTGAAGTGGGGTATTTGTGTTCGATCCGGCATGGGCCGGTGGAGGTGACTAAATTGCTGTCGGGAATTCTTTCTGCTCTAAAAGTTATTGCAGTAGATGAACAGCACTACGGACAACACAAAGGCGCCGCGTTGTTCGCAAAAGGCATGGAGTACCACTACCAGAACTACCTCCTACATTATCGAAGCGACGACTACGAATGGCAGCATGAGGTTGTGGCGTATCTGAATCGGGTTGGCCAGATGTATTACTACCTAACATCGGCAAATATTGGTGCTAAAACGTCAGATATGCCGTCGCTGTTAGGCGCCTCACGATTCCGAATGAAGTACACAGCTCATAGACAGGTTGATGCTCCTCGCGCCGGTGACTATATGGCGGATTTTGCTGCGCCTGGACTGACTAGCGTAAAGCCAATGCGGCGGTTTCAAGCATTCGAACCTCGCAGCCGTGCTTATTTTTACCCGGGACTCACTATTCCATTTGGGCCAGGTACAGAGATGGGAGCGGGTGATGCACGTTCGTTTTTTTTAGATCATGAGCACAGCTACATCATGGCCGATGTGTTGAGAGTCCTGTCGCTTGAAGCCACGAGACGTTCGCCTAAATAGATGAGGGTGCCTCAGGCGTAGATGTCGATCTGCGCAGCCAAGCATTCGCGTTCCCCGTGCGGCAGGCAAGCCAGTTCCTGTCGAGCCGCCTCAATCTCTCCAGTGTGTTGACCGCGCTCCGTGTCGATGCTTACCGCCGAGCCATCTGGCCGGCGAATTGTGCGAATACCACGCGGTCCACGCTCAACGGCGTAACCGAGGCGCCGCCATAGCCCGTTGGGGCTTTCGAAGTGAGGTGTCATAGGACTCCAATTAATTTAGTTAAGCCTTCCTCAATCTGGTGCGGCAGTGGCAATTCTGGTTATGGTGGGGTATTACATGTGTCCGGCATGGAGCCGGGTAAAGGAGCTCTAAATGAGTCAGCAAGCACAAATTGATGCTCTCGAGCATCTGGTACTGACACTGATCAAAAAGAACCGTACCAGCCTGTCTACGGCTGAGCTTTTCGAAGATGCTCAGTCTTCAGTCATGAGCGAAAAGAATGCGAGCGGCCACGAAATCAAAACCGAAGCAAGCTCGTACCTAGAGCACCTGAAGACAATCTGGAAAGTTTAACTATTCATCCCGGCCAATTCGGAGTTCTTCTCGCCGATAAGCCAGCTCTAACTTCCGCGACACGTTTTCGCTGATCGTGATTTCGTGTCGTGGCGGGGCCAGCAGCGGAGCGGACTTTTGAGGCCCTAAAGCGTGAAGATGATGAATCATCAGCGTGATGGCCTCGCCCTGTTCCTCGATGCCGCTCCAGGCCATCAGCTCAGCTAGGGCCTGGCGGGTGCCAGCCATGCAATGCAGCCGGATTTCTTCCTCGCCGCGAGTCTTTCGCCTCGCCGCAGTCTTTGCCGATCGATCTTTCTGCGCGACAGCCATGGGATACCTCATCTATTCCGCTGGCCGGCAATGCCAGCCAGGTTTGTCGTTTGCGTTGTTGCACGCGGGCCATCCTGCGCATCAGTCAGATGCCGGGAAGTCGAGTGAGTAATCGGCGATCAGCCGACGGCAGAGCGTTTCGCTGATGCCGAGGTGCTTGCTGGCCTTATATCGCGTCATGCCGGCCGCTTTGCACTCCACCAATTGAGCGGCAAGGGCGGCTTTCTCGTCGCTACTGATCAGTCTTCCGCGCTTGGTCTTTGGTGCCTCGATGTTCCGATAGCCGTAGGCCGGCTTCGGGATTTGATCGACGCCGGGACTATCCTTGCCGAGGCCTGTTGGGATCAGCTGTGCCTGACCCCCGGATGAAAAAAAGGCAGCTTTCGCCGCCTCCAGTCCACTTTGCCGCTTTGCGGCTTCTTCGATTGCTTGGTCCATGTCAGGCACCTTTCGAGCGACTGTTGATGTTGATGTTGTGGATTTCGGCGAGCTCGCGCAGAACGGCCCGGGTGATGCCCAGGGCCGCGCAGATCTCCGCTTGTGATCGGGTGCCGGCCAAGGCCTTGATCTGGGCGACCATTGAGGCCCTATTCTGGCGGCGCGCTTCCATCGTCCTGGCGGTGCTGGTCGAGAACTCGACGCCATGCTCGAGGGCGATCCGATTCAGCGTGCGGGTTGAGCGGTGCAGCGCCTTTGATGCGGCGAAGACCCCCGCATCAGCGAACTGATGCAGGGCCTGGGCAATGGCTGGCTCAGTGGCCTTATGAGCGTCCCACCTCATGCGGCCGCCCTGACCAGCCTCACGCCGGCCATGCTGAAGGCTTGCCCCTGATCGGCGACCATCGCATCGAGCGCTTCCCAGTTGACGGTCAGCACGGAGATAGGCGCCTGCCCATAGGCCACGGCTTTGACCAGGTCCAGCAGATCGAATACTTCGGCCTGAAGGTTCACCGCCTGGTGCGCTGTCGCGGTCACCGACTTGGGTGTCGACTGTGCCACCGGTGCGGACTTGATCGGGGCCGGCGTCACAACTGGCGCAGGCACAGTGACAGGCTCGACCACCTGCTTCGCCTTGGCTTCGTCCTCGATCCTTTGCAGCTCTTCCTTGCGGATCTGCTCGCGCTGGGCTTCGGCCTTCTGTTCTTCGGCTTCCTGGTGCTCAGAAATCCGAACCTTGATCAGCGCGACCAGATCGTCGTTGGCCTTCATGACCAGTTGCTGGGCGTCGACGAACAGGAAGGCATGGTCGGCAGCCAGGGTGCGCAGGCTTTCGAGGTTCAGGCGAATGCCGTCGGCCATCTGGCTTGCGTCAATCTTCGCCCTAGCCAGTTCGGTATCAACGGCGTCCTGCAGGCTGGCGATGGTGCGCTTGTTCTTCATGGCGCCCGCGAAGTCGGCGGTCACCGTCGGCAGGGTCACTTTGCCCAGGGTCTTGTTGATGGCTGCGACGTGATCAGTCAGTGCCTGCTCGGCCTTCTGCTTGATGTTGGTCTTCACCAGAAGCTCCTGAGCCTTCACCAACTTGTCGACCTTCAGGCGAGTTTCCCGGGCGTGCTTGCTGATGCGGTCCAGCGAGCAGAAGAGTTCGTCGATGGTCTGGGTTTGTGACAGCGCCTGCTTCTTCGCTGCCGTGACTGCGTCTTCAACGTCTCCGCACCACTTCACCGCCTTTTTCGCGTCCGCGAAGTCCTGGTCGGTGGTCAGCGTGGTTTTCACTGAGTCGATGACCGCTAGGGCCGATTCCTCAAAAACTTTCAGGTTGCTGGCGGTAACCATGCCGGTTAGCTCAATGCGCAGCGCTGGCAGCTCGTCCGGGGCCTTGCCGACGACGATAGACGGGGCGTCCGCCACTTCGTGCCCGGCAAGATCCGCCTCGAACTGTTTCCACCCTTCGATCAATTGAGCCGCGCGACCGGCGACCGGGCGATATTCCATGCTGACGAAGTTTTCTGCGGTGCCGTCGGAGCAAACGAAAATCACGCGCTCGGCGCCGCTCACCAACAGCTGCTGCTCAAGCTGCCAGTAGTAGTGAGGGCCCAGGTCTTCAGCGCGCACCTGGGCGGCCAATGATTCGTTCCAGAGCTTGTGCTCGAACAGCGTCTCGCCGAGCATCGTCGCGCCGTCCATCGAGGCGAGTAGGTTGCCCTCGGTGCCCACGACAGGGTACAGCTCTTCGCCGATCATCACCTCAACCAGCGGTCTGGCCATCGCTTCCGTGGCGTGACCTTTGTCGAAGATGTACTGCTGCGACTGCGTGACTTCCGGCGCAATGCCGGTCTTCTTCAGCGTCAGCAGATCGGTGCGGGTCTGATACTTCGAGGCGCCCATCATTGCCGGGGCTTCAGAGGCGGTGAAGTGCTGGCTGCGCAGGGCATGCCACTCGGCGGAGCCTTGAGCTACGTTGTGAATTTTCATGCTGCGTCTCCATCGAGGGCTTTAAGGTTGGTGATTTTTTCTTTCTGCGCATCGGTCAGCGTGTATTTGCTGCTGATGGTGGCGATCAGGTGCTCGGGGCTGGTGCGGTTGGCGTCAATCAGCGGCCGCCACTTGACCAGGTTCTCGGCGAGCAGGTCGTCCGAGTAGGCCGGCAGCGCTTCAGGATCCGGTTCCGGCTTTTGCTGCTGCGGGGTGACGTCGCGCGCCGGCTCTTCGAAGGAATTGCCTTCCATTTCGTCGGCGGTCGGGGCTGATCCGACTTCGGGGAAGGCTTTGCGCAGGGCCTGGGCCTCGGCGCACTTGGCGAGCTGGGCAAAGGCCCGGCGCTTCCACATGGCGTTCGGTGCGATGGTGTCTTTGCCGGAGGTTGCGTAGTTCTCCAGCCAGCGCTCGCTTGCGGTGAACTCGGCAACAAGTCCGTTCGACATCTGGCGCTTGACCGTCACCCGACACCATTCGGGATAGGTGACCTCGACTCCGGCCAGCTTGGTGGTAATCGATGGCCCGAACTCAGGGTCACTGATGCCGGCGTATTGCCCGGTGCGCGCCGCCTGAATGCGATAGAGGCCAATCCCCGGCATTACCACGTCGACCATACCGCGGCCTTTCTGGTAGACCGGAACGATGTGCACCGGCTTCAGCATTGGGTCCAGGTGCGCGGCCTGGCAGTAGGCCAAGACCATAACGACTGAGTTATGCGCGGCGCCCGGGTACAGGCTGCCACTCAAAACCTCGACAAGCGCTGCCTCAGACATGGCCGGCGCGTGGTCGACCTGTTTCATTACTGCGGACATGGGGAATCCTTGCCGCGATGCTCGCAGCGTTTGAAGGTGACGAATTATTGGGTGAGCTGGCCGGAGTAGGCGCTTGCCAGCATCCAGGCAGTGAAGAACAGGAGGGCGATGGCTGAGCCGCGCCAGGTGTGGATGCGCTTGGCGCGCTGGTAGGAGGTCATGGCCGAACCCTTACCGCGATCCGTCCGCCCTTCATAGTCGCCGCAAGGCGCTGCGGCAAGTTGGCGACCAGCTCTTCGCGCTTGCGGCCGATCACCTCGTTGAAGGGCAGGCCGAAACCGAGCAGGGCGATCTTGCGCTCAATATCCTCAATCTGCTCGTCGATCAGCGTTTTTACCGGTGCTGTACTCATGACAACTCCTTGCGCTTCCGGCTGATCTTCAGCAGACGAGCGCTGTAGTGGTGGAATTCTTCTACGGTGATCTGGCCGGCGGTGAAGAGCCTGACGAGAAGCCCGTCGGCGAGGCTGTCGTCGATGTCTCGGCTGCCGGGGTGCTCCAGCGCTTCGAGCGCTTGGTCGATGGTGATGTGCGGGCTCACAGATCGGCGTCCTCGGCCTGGGCGATCAGCGCATCGTCTACGAGCGGTTCGAGCAGGACTTCGGCAATTTCGCCCAGCTTGCCCAGTGGGTGGTCGCTGTTGCCGAGCAACTCAGCTACAGCCGTCTTATCAGCGTTTCCGGTCGTCGCCGTGATCAGCAGCCAGCCCAGCGCCGAGGTGTGCACCTCGCTGTCGGCTAGGCGGTTATTCACGTACTCATCCACTGCCAGGGCGAATTCCTCGGCGGTCACGCCTTGCTGAGGGCGCATGCGGCGCTGAAACGACACGCTGCAGCCCCGTAGGAGTTCTTCGGCGGCGTTGTGCAACCACTCTGCCCGAGCATCATCGTGCGGGCTGTGGCTCACTGGAGGCGGCTTGCGGTGGTGTCGAGGCAGATAACTATGCGTGGTGTTCATGATCGCCTCCAGGGGCGAGGTGGCGTAGGCGAGGGCCGCCCATCCGTTTTAAACATATTGACCGTGGGGCCATTCCGGGTGATCCATCGGGCTTTAACCGGTGGTCGTCCAACAAAATTCGGCTGCACTCATCCATTCCGCTGGTTGCCGTTGGGCGCGGAGGGGAGTGCATGCGGGTGATGTCGGGAGATAGTTGCCCAGGCCCGCTACTGGCGACGGCCTGGGTGTGCAGCATCAGCAATGTGCGATGTCATTCGGTTGGGCCTACCGGTCCCCGGTTGATGCGCGGTCACATCCTCGGCCCTGCTGTCCGCTGCCTGTCAAGTGTTGGGCGCAGCCTTCAGGCTTGCTGCGCCACGCAGGTGAATCGCTTACTGCTGCATGGCTGCCAATCCTCCGTGCTGTCTGGCTGTGGGAATGCAGGGGGCCGCATTGCGCGGTGCAGAATCGTCCGCATCGGTTGATACCGCTGGAAAGAAATTTCCAGATGGGTGCAATTTGTTTCCGAACTGTTTGCGTCCCTGCTCACCCAGTAAGTGGGCAGGAAGTGGCACCTATTGAAGCTGCATTGGAATGTCGGTCCTGACCAAGATGCCTAACTACGTCCGCCCGTTCGCATACAAACAGTTGGCCTGGATCAGCTTTTTTCATGGGGCGCCGACATTCCGACGCAGCCTCTTTCGAGGCGTCGGGCAGTTATCGTCAGGCTGACGTGGCGCTGGTTGGTCTTACCCGTGCGTGATGGATAGATCACTGATCACGCAAATCGAAGCGTCCTCAGGATCGGTCGTTTCGGTGTAATCAATCTGGTTGTACACGCCACCGTGGAAGGCGAGCGTTTTCGTGTCCCAGGTGCTGTCGAGGCGCATTATCGCGGAAGTAGATTTGACGCCGTTACAACTCGCCGATACAGAAACGGCGCCTGTGGAGTTGGCGTGAATGTTGATCTTGAAGAGTGCGCCAAGCGGCACATTCTCCAGCACCGTCGAATTAACGGGATCGTCTTGCAGGTAGCTCGACCGGAATCCCATGGTGATTTTGCCTTTGTTCCAAAACACCTTTACCGGTGGGCGTTCAGAACCTTGCACATGAATTTGGCCGATCACGACCTTCTGCAACGAATTGACCTTCGTCAGTCGCATTTCTTGACGGCACCAATGGTCTGCGGCACTGGCAAACGGCCAATAGCCAGGCTCTTTCCATTCACAACGAGTTCGATGGACGCTTTTACTGGAGGCGCCAAGGGTGGGCGCCGTCATCTGCAGCGATCCGTCGGGAAGCATCGAAATGACGCTTGGGCATTCGATCAATGCTCGCCAGCCGATCAGGTCGAGGGAGATAGGGTTCGTGTCTGAAATTGGAAGCGGGGTGGCGATGGTGAAGTTGCTGATATCCACAGTCATTGTCGATTCCTTATTGCCCGTTGATTTCCCGTCTGGCCCTGTCGCCAAGGACAGCCAGTGAAATCGTCAAGTTGAGAGCGTCGCTTGCTGTGCACGAAGTTCAATCACCGCCTCAGATGGCGTGCAGCCATCTGCGTACAAGTCGAACAAATCACTTTCATCGTCCGAGCCGTCAGCAACGTAATGGCCGAGCAGCCTTCCTGCCCTGTCGGCCCATTTGCGGAAACTCAGAACTTGCGCATCTTCGCGGCACTCATCAGCCGCCATGGTTGCCATGTTGAACATCGTCTTGCCCTCGGTTGGTTTCCCAATGCACCCGGGTAACCAGGTGCATCAGTGAAATGTTCCGTTCCTGCTGGCTCTGCTTATCGGGTCATTCACGCGGTTCGAGCCTTTCGCTCTAGTCAGCCGTCGAGGTGGTCCTCGCGTTGGTAGCCTTTCGGGGCTATCTGATCTCCGGTCGCCGTAGAGGCAGTGCCGTCTTTGTTCGTATTGCGCTGATTGTTAAAGAGCGGTCAGGCCCTTTGAGGCCCTTCGCAGTGGCGGTCCCTTTCGGGGGACTCGGTTGCGATGGGGTGAATATGTACTAATGGTTCACAGTGGTCAAGTACCAAAAGTACATATTTCTTTGGGCAGTACACAGATGGTGAAAATACCGTTAATGCTTTTTTACGGATTTACCGCGAGGAATGGCTTCGCTATAGTTCGCAGTGTACTGGATGTATATACAGCAATAAGGGGATGAAATGGCTAAGCCTAAG